ATGATGCTCAGATGGTGGAGTATTCTTCCAACGATTGTTTGGAGGAGGCTGGGACTGGGACTGGGGCACATGCCCCTGCTGCCGTCCTCGTGATTGAGAGGCATTTCCGGATATTCCACGACGCCAGTTTGGAACAACCGTATCGTTGTCATGAAGCAGTGAATCAATTGCTCGTATTCTCTGCAGAATCTCCTCAGGAACTTGAGGTGCGCGATGTCTTAAAGTAAGAATCGCCTGAATGGTCTCCTCGGTGCTTCTTGCTGAAGCCATCGCTAGTGTATACTTCATTTTCTTTCTTTTAAATCATGCGCACGCGGTCCTTTATCAAATTTAACTCCTCTCTCTTCAAAAATGGCAGAAATACAAAAAGAAATGGGCTCTGATGAGTGGCTCAACCCTCTCGGATTTCAACTTGATGAGACTCGTACGCTTTTCTTAAAAACGTTACAAACTCTCAAAACAACGCCCGCAGCTATTCGTACTGTACAAGAACCTATACACAGGCTCAGGGAAACAGTTCTTGTGACAAATGTAGATAAAATCAATAAACTTTTTTTTGAACTCAAGGGATTTGAGGAGAAACTCACTGAATTTCGTACACAGCCCAAAGAATGGGAGGCTGAAAGTCTTTCACAACTTGTTTTTACNCAAGAATGGTCACGNCCACTNAATGAAGTACCCTTTCTACTCCCAGCNCTCTCCATTTTTAAAATCTATGTNGTNCCNTTTTTCGCTGTATTAATTCCACTGATTGCTTGGATTCTGCCATTTATCATTCTCAGATTTATCTTCAAGATTCCCATNCCATTTGATACATATTTAACAACTCTATCATCAATGTGGCTCGGTGGAAAACTCTGGTCAACAATGAATCTAGGAGAACGAGCGCGTATTCTCTTTCAGACCTGTTGGACCGCCTTCGGCATGATTCAGGGTGTAATTCAACCCGTTCAACAAGCATTTCATATGAAAAAGATTGATGATCAGATTCTTGAACGTGGACAGTTCTTTCAAGCATATTCTGCGAAACTCACTGAGTTTTTCACTGCCTATACTGCAGTCACTGGGAAAGTCACGTCATGTCCTCATCTGGATATCTGGCCAACAGAAGAGCCCCGTCAACTCTATGCGTATGTTCGTGACCATACCACAGATCTCGCATGGATTACACATACACTTGCAATGCATGAAATTCAATGGCGCCTTGCTGTATGTCCTGATCTCTGTTTTGTGAAACTTACTCGTACACGTGGACCTTCTTGTAAATTAGTGAACTTTTTCGATCCGAGTATACCAGCTGAGAAGAGAGTCACATCTTCCTTCGTTTCCAGCGGGCATACGGTCCTCACTGGACCGAATAAGGGCGGAAAATCATCTATCCTACGGGCGCTTCTCCTGAATGTCTGGCTTTCACAGACATACGGTGTCGCATTTGCGACGGCAGCAACACTTACTCCATTTTCCTGGATTGAATCAGGTCTTCGCCTTGTTGACCAACCTGGGACCCAGAGTCTCTTTGAGCGTGAATTGTCGTTTGCATCGAAAGTGCTACGCCGCAGTAATTTATCTGAACGAGGACTTCTTCTCTACGATGAACTTTTTCACAGTACAAATCCCCCCGATGGAACAAAAACTGCAAAGAGATTTTTAGATCATTTATGGTTGTCCTCTTCGGTACTCAGTGTTGTCAGTACGCATGTATTTGAACTTGTAGAGAGTTCTCCAAAGCATGTACAGCGTCTCTGTGTCCCCGCAAGTCTTTCAGAAACGGGTATTCGTTTTTCATTTACGCTCGTACCCGGTATTTGCAGAGTAAGTAGTGTTGAGCAACTTTATAAGAAATTTGGTTTCCCTAGCGGCCGCCCCCTGCCCCCTTGATCCCCACGCGGGTAAACCTAGCACCTTAAGTTAAGATTACTAAACAGAAATAATGAACTCCAGTGGTTTTACGGAATCGCTTACTATCGGTATTACGCTCACACTTGTCTTCGGTGCTGTCTGTTTCTATCTCTACAGCCGTCTCGTTCAGAATGAAAAGCGGGTTTCACTTATTGAGAGCATACTTCTTGATGTAAAGATGTCAATGGAGATGGTCGGTCAGAGCCGTGGTGACCACGACCATGATCATGCGCACGATGATGAAATGGCAGTTGAACAAATTCAGGCCGTATCTGCACCTGAGCCGCTAAGCCAGACAGATGTAGATAGTTCTGAGGAGGAACTCTATAAGGACGTTCTCCAGCAAGCTGAGCGTCAGCCTGAGATGAAGGCGTTCGAAGTTACAGAGTCCAAGGTGACCCAGAAGGCGGATCCGGTTCAGGTGACGAAGGTAAGCCCGACCTATGAGTCAATGTCCGTAAAGGAACTGAAAGATCTCGCTAAGAAGCGCAACCTGAAGGTCCCGAGTGGAGCTGGCCGCAAGGAACTCACAGAGGCTCTTCGTAAGGCCGAGGCACCCCTCTCCTCTGTGCCTGAGGGTGTTGCCCCTACAGTAGAGGGTGCTCTTCTCGAGGAAGATGCTGAACTCACATCTTAAGGAGATATAGATGGACGCGAAACTCTTCCGCCTTCCAACGGAACCAGGTTATTATACAAATCTTTCTGAAAGTCAATCAAAGCAGGCTTTTGTTCAAAGACTCACTCCTAAGGGCGCCTATGCTATAGGACCTGTACCTGATGCACGATTCCCCGGTTGGGCGGCACCTATGCAGGATGCTGCTATACTTACTGATTACAGGACTCACTGTAGTGAAAACATTCCTGCGGGAATGCAGTACTCGGTTCATCTCTGGTCACAGCGCAATACAGATGCAATTATTGCACTCTCACGTGAACGCCAGAGTATTAACACTGGAGCGAATCTAGGATTTGACAATACCATTGTTCCGCCTCCTGCAACTGTAGTACAATGTGACGCATTTGGATGCTCGGGCTACAAAACAAATCTCCGAAACGGGATCGGCCAGGAGCGGCAAGAACATATACCTACACTCTTTGGAACCTTCAATACGAATGTACCCCTACAGACTCAGCAAGTACCTCCTGTGACTCGTCGTTTCGAGGGTGGTCGTAACTCGGCGCGAGGCCGTTCCTTTGAAGCACTCGGCTCAGGTGGCGTTGGTTCCGCTAATCTTGGAGGCACTTTCATACGTGCTGCCTAAGCAATCATTAAATACTAAAACAGAATGAACAAGAGTACACTCTGTTTTGATATTGGAATTAAGAATCTTGCCTGGTGTATTACCACCGTAGCAGATGAGCAGATTACCATCAATGGATGGGGAAACTACAACCTACTGGAGGAGCGAGCATCAAATGATGCAGGTGTAAAGGCACCGCTATGCGCATCATGTAGTGCCAAGGCCCGATTCAGCTCAGCTACAGGACTTTCATGTGCTCGCCACGTACCTGCAAGCGCTCCTCTTTTAAAGGATGCTAGTGGCAATCTATTTACAAAGATTCCTGGGGCTCCGCAACTTCGTGCAATTCTAGTTGAAAAGGGTGTGAAGCCCATGCCGAAGACAAAGGAGGCCATGGTGACTGCTGTCCAAGCCTTTGCATCGCTGCCAGTCGTAAAGGTCAAGGTTCCGCATGCAGCGGCCATTGATGTCGCACAAATTCATGATGCGATTCGGACTTTTGTCTCCAAGGAACTTGCGCCGTTTTTTGACATGCTTGGAGAAGTTCGTTTGGAAAATCAGCCCGTTCTTAAAAACCCAGTGATGAAAACGGTTCAGATGCTTCTTTACGCAACTCTACGGGATGCTTTTCTAAATGCGGGGCATCCAACCATTCCATTCAAACTGGTGCACGCTGGAATGAAGGTCAAGGGAAAGGCAACGGGAACGGCGGGATATGCGGACCGTAAGAAAGGTTCTGAAGAGCGCACCGAGGCTATGCTTGCAAAGACTACAGTTGTTCGATGTGAAGAATGGTTGGCGTTTTACAAGGGAAATAAGAAACGCTCTGATCTTGCGGATGCATTTTGTATGTGTTTGGATTCGATGCCTCTTGCCGCCGCCGCGGCCCTTGCCGTGGTAAATACCGCGGCCCTTGCCGT